ATCAAGGACCAGGGGACGCAGATCGCACAGATGAGAGCTGAAGGCGAAGAGATGCGAGGCGGGATGGCAGAGGTATCTGCTCTCGTGGACAGCGTAATCGGCAGGCTGATAGACAAGTACGGAAGTATAGGCTACGGCGGGGAGTTCATCACACTGCCACAGGCAAGCATAGGACAGAATGATTTCAGACTCAGAGTGTACAGGACTGACGATATGTATGTCGTGATCAGGTACCATGCCGACAAGGGCACGGGACTGTGATATACTGACAGTACCCAATAAAACCCCTTTTGGCAAGACACCCTCGGCTACGGCCGGGGGCTCTGTCTTTTTATGTGCGCTTACAGGATCTCCCCATCAAAGAGTATATATATTATTTAATAATAAGCCTATAGTCTGATACCTAAAGTTAATTTCAGTCTGTTATCTATGAGGGTGTCGGAAAAGTGGCTGAGAGAGGCGAATAGAAGCCTCCCTGCCGACAGAAACGCGTGTGTAGGGTAGAATTGGTGTGACTTGGTAAAACTTTGTACTAAACCGGAAGAGGGGGTGAGAGCATGGCGCTGAGCGAAAAGAGGCTGGCATTTTGCCGGGAGTACGTCGAGGATTATAACGCGACCGCTGCCGCGATCCGCGCCGGATACTCCCCGAAGACAGCCAACCAGCAGGCAGATCAGCTCATGAAGGTTGAATGCATCCGGGCAGAAATAGACAGACTGAAAGCAGAAAAGAGTAAGCGCACCGGCGTCACGAAGGAACGGATCATGGAAGAGCTCGCAAAGATGGCCTTTGTGAATCACCAGGACGTGGCGGATGATGACGGGAAGCTGAAGAAAGGCGTGCAGAGGACAGATTCTGCAGCCATCAAGAAGATCAGGACAAAGTACTTCCCGGATGGCTCTGTGGAGCAGGAGGTCGAGCTGTATGACAAAAGCAAGGCTCTGGATCTGCTCAACAAGATGGTGGGTGCCTACGAAGGCAAGCAGGCCAATCAGATCAAGCTGGACGGGCAAGCGGTCCGCGGGCTGGTCATCCTCCCGGATGTGGAGGCAGAAGCCGAACCGATCGAGGTGGTGGAAGACGATGAGTCCGAAGCCTAAAGAGGAAATCGTATGGAAGCCACAGCCCAGGCAGAACATCTTCATGACACGTCCTGAACCGGAAGCTCTCTACGGAGGCGCTGCCGGCGGAGGCAAATCGGACGCGCTGGTGATCGAGGCGCTGAGGCAGGTCCATGTGCCCCATTACAAGGGACTGATACTCCGGAAGACTTTCCCGGAGCTGTCAGAGCTCATCGACAAATCACTGCAGTACTATCCGAGGGCTGTCCCGGGGTGCAGATATAATGCGACATCGCATTCCTGGACATTCCCTTCCGGGGCGCGGATCATCTTCGGGAGCTTGCAACACGAGCAGGACAAGCTGAAGTACCAGGGGCGAGCGTACGACTTCATCGCGTTCGATGAGCTCACGCACTTCAGCTATGACGAGTATATCTACCTGCTGTCGCGTAATCGTCCGAATGGCCCAGGCACCCGGGTGTATATGCGAGCCACAGCCAACCCGGGCGGGATCGGACACGGATGGGTGAAGGAAAGGTTTATAACTCCCGCTCCACCGATGACACCGATCACAGAGAGCGTGGACTGGTACAGCCCAGACGGAACGCACTACAGGCAGAAGCGGAAGAGAGTGTTCGTACCATCGACAGTCTACGACAACCAGGCGCTGATGAACAACGACCCGAGCTATGTGGCAAGGCTGGCGAGCTTACCCGAGGCAGAGAAGAAAGCTCTGCTCTACGGAGACTGGGATTCCTTCAGTGGACAGGTGTTCCGGGAGTGGGTGAACGACCCGAGGCATTATAAGGACGGGCTGTGGACTCACGTGGTGGAGCCCTTCGACATCCCGGACAGTTGGGCGATCTGGTGCGGTATGGACTGGGGATACAGCAGACCATTCTCGGTCGGGTGGTTCGCAGTGGACAGTAACCGGCGGATGTGGCACATAGCTGAGTACTACGGATGTACAGGAGTACCGAACACCGGCGTGCTGATGGAACCGTCACAGGTAGCGCGGGAGATCAGGCGGATAGAGAGCGAGCACCCAAACCTCAGAGGCAGGACCATCCACAGAGAAGGAGATCCGGCTATATGGGGAACACAAGGCGGAGAGAGTATTGGAAGCCTGTTCGAGAAGGAGAGAGTGTACTTCGAGAAGGCTGACAACAATCGGATCCAAGGGAAGATGCAGCTCCACCATAGGCTTGCATTCGACGAGTACGGCCACCCGATGCTTCAGGTATTCAGTACGTGCGAGCACTTTATAAGGACCGTGCCGAACCTGGTGTATGACAGCAAGCACGTGGAGGATGTAGACACGGATGGAGAGGATCATATTTATGATATGTGTAGGTATGTGGCGATGAGAAACCCGATAGCCCCACGTCCGCACATCGCAAAACCGCCGAAACAGTACGATCCGCTGGATCTGGATCAGACGTTCCAAATGACCGGCGGAATGGAATGGTACAGGAGGTATTAATCTATGGCACAGTTTAAGAAAAGGCCTGAGAACGAGGAACAGAAGCCGATTAGAGACGAGGAACCCAAGCAGGCACAGGAACCCGAGCAGAAGGATAACTCGTTCCAGAGAGGCGCTGAGGACCCGGGAGACCGCGAGAAGGAAGAACTCTCGGATGCATTTAATGCGAAACTCCCGATCGACAAGGCTCTGGATGTATCTCTCGGACAGGGCGCAGGTGATGCAATGATGGGTAAGGACTCAGGGCTGGATCGGATCAACGCACTGACCCGGAGCACGAACCTGGGACGGATCGGTGAGAAGGAGCTGAGTGAGGCAATCGCTACACTCACACGGTACAAGGCAGGCAAGGCAAACCTGGAGAACAGAATAGTGGAGGATGAGCTGTGGTGGGAGCTGAGACACTGGGAAGCTATCGGACGCGGGAAGAAGAAGGCCGGAGATGTACGAGTAGAACCAACAAGTGCATGGCTGTTCAACACGATCATAAGCAAGCACGCCGACGCAATGGACAACTTCCCGGAGCCGGTCGTGCTGCCGAGAGAACAGTCCGACGAGCAGAGCGCAAAGCTACTGTCGAGTGTGCTACCGGTAATCATGGAGGCGAACGGCTTTGAAGACACTTACTCCCTCAACTGGTACGAGAAGCTCAAACACGGGACAGGCGCATACGGGATCTTCTGGAATACAGGCAAGGAGAACGGGCTGGGCGATATCGACATCAAAGAGCTGGATATCCTGAAGATATTCTGGGAGCCGGGAGTCACGGACATCCAGAAGAGCCGGAACCTTTTTATAACAGAGCTGATGGACATCGACATCCTCGAGGCAGAGTACCCACAGCACAAGGGCAAGCTCAGAGGAGACGCGGTGGACGTTAAGCAGTACATCTACGACGACAACGTGGACACCAGCGACAAGGCGGTAGTGGTGGACTGGTACTACAAGGTCCGGACGGAAGGCGGGAAGGATCTCCTGCATTACGTCAAGTTTGTGGGCAACACGGTCCTCTTTGCTACCGAGAACGATCCACAGTATGCGGACAGAGGATGGTACGATCACGGATTATACCCGGTAGTACTGGACACACTGTACCCGGAGAAGGGCACACCGATCGGATTCGGATATGTGAGTGTGTGCAAGGACCCGCAGATATACATCGACAACCTGAGCGGTAACATCCTAGAGAACGCAATGATGGCCACGAAGAAGAGATTCTTCGCGTCGTCCTCGGTGAACGTCAACCTGGAACAGTTCATGGACTGGAACGAACCGATTGTGGATGTAGAGGGAGAAATCACCGACAACCGGCTGAAGGAGATCGAAGTCAGACCGCTGGATGGGATCTACGTGAATGTGCTGGACATGAAGATCGACGAGATGAAGGAGACATCCTTCAATCGTGACGTTAACTCCGGCGGATCAACTGCAGGCGTTACGGCTGCCTCTGCGATCAGTGCGATGCAGGAAGCAGGCAACAAGACCAGCAGGGACATGATCACGTCATCCTACAGAGCACACACGAAGGTCTGCCAGATGGTCATCGAGCTTATAAGACAGTTCTACGACGAAGTCAGATGCTTCAGAATCGCAGGAGAAAACGGGAAGTATCAGTTCGTGCAGATGAGCAATGCAATGCTGAGGCCACAGCCTACAGGGATCGACATGGCTGGACAGCCGCTGGTGCGGACACCGGTATTCGACCTGAAGATAAAGGCGCAGAAGAAGAACCCATTCTCTCGTATGGAGCAGAACGAACTGGCGAAAGAGCTGTACAGCATGGGCTTCTTCAACCCGGAAAGGGCCCAGGAAGCTCTGCCGACGCTGGAGATGATGGAGTTCGAGGGCGTGGATAAGGTACGCGAGCAGGTAATGCAAGGGCAGACACTCCTCAATATGCTCCAGGAGGCTATGCAGCAGAACCAGATCCTCATCCAGCAGAACCAACAGCTCATGGGTGCACAGCTTGGAGAACAGATGGGAGCTATGGGACCAACGCCAGAACAGCCACCGCCGGAAGGAAATACAGAAGGTGGTGAAGGTGAGCGTGTGAAGAGCAAATCACCGCAGACGAACCTGGTCAACAGCTCGAAGAACGCGAACAAGGGCATGATGCAGAGGATGAAAGAGAACGCATCACCGACAGTGGAAGGAGCGTAGAGAAGCATGAAGGTATCCATCAGCAAGACAGCAGAGGATGACGGCTTCCGGTACAGAGTGGAGG